AGGACTCGACCTATTGCGGCGTCTGTCTTTTTCGATTGCCGCCGGGAGTCCGAACCGGGATGAACATCGTCCAAAAGCACATTGACACCTGCGACTTGCACAAGCCGAAGGAGGTGCAGCCGTGAGCGACCGTGAATTGCTGACCGAGTGCCTTGATGTGTTGACGCACGACGCCGCGCAGAGGACTTTCGCTGGCGGGGTGAGGATGTCGCAGTTGGCAATCAAACTCCGCGCCCACCTCGCCGCGCCGCGCCCGGAGATACAAGTGATGGTTGACCCGGCTGCATTAACCGCCGCAGCAGCGTATGCCCCTGTCCGTATCGTTACGCCTGATGATGCTGAAATAGCACAGGCCGCGAAGTTTGAAAAAGCATACCAAAACAACCGCACCGCCCTCGCCGCGCCGAGCGAGGACATCGAAGCCCTGCGGCGGGATGCCGAGTTAGGTCGGTGGATACGGGAAGAAACGCCGCCAATCGAAGAAATTGCCGCCCGCGTTGACGCAATGGAGGACGAGACATGAGCGTGAAAGAACCTTTGAAGGGTGGCACGGCATATGTGCCTCCACCTGACGACAACTTACTGTGGTACAAGGCCGACAACAAGCGGCTGCGGGGGTTGCTGCGGGAAGCGAGGGAGTACCTGCCAGAGCATCACCCCATAGCCGAGAGCCTGTTTCCACGCATTGACCAAGCCTTGCAGGAGGTGCCGATTGACTTGAACGCGGAATGGGGCTTGGCGGTGGATGCGCCGAAGGAACCGGCCACGGAACCGGCCATCCGTGCGCGGGGCGAGGTGCCGCGATGAGCCCGGAGAAGTGGGCCGCGCTCGCCGAGCTGCTGACGCAGGCCGTCATCGTCTGCTTCTGCATCCTGCTGACTGGCTGGGCGATCGTGGAGGTGCTGCCGTGAGGTATGTCGGACGACCACCACAGGTGACGCTCGAGCAGTACCGGCGCATCATGGAAGTTCGGTCTGCGCGGCGGGCGATACCGGGCAACAAGGCGCTGGCGCGTGAGCTCGGCATCAATGTGGCGACAATCGGTACCACGATGGTGCGGGGGATCAAGACCTACGACCACCAACTGAGGGACGGACATGGGCGCAAGTCAGAGGCGTAAGGGTGCTGCCGGGGAGCGGGAGCTGGCGAACATCCTGTCCGAGCAGCTCGGGTGGGTGGTCAAGCGGAACATCGGCCAAGCACGGGACGGTGGCGATGACATCACGACCGGTCGGTTCCGGTGGGAGGTCAAGCGCCGGGCCGGTATCGCGGTCCACGAGTGGATTGACCAGGCGGTGCGGGCATCCGGCCCCGGTGATACCCCGGTGGTCGCCTGCCGGGGCGACGGCAAGGGCTGGCTCGTCGTGATGCGCCTCGAGGACGCTCTGCCCCTGATCCGCAACGAGTTGCCGCAGCGGTAGTCTGGCGGTACACTCGCGGCATGACTGATTCTGTCGCAACCTGTCTCAACTGCGTTGGCAGCGGCTGGGTTGCGGACGGGCTTGGCGGGTGGGTACGGTGTCCGGAGTGCAACCCGGAGCCGCCCCCGCCCCCGGCCAAGGTCGAGTTCTACCGTGGCGCGAGGGTGCGCCGTGCTGACGAGAAGGAGGCCGCGTGATGCCGGGACTGTACGCGAACATCCACGCCAAGCGTGAGCGCATCAAGGCCGGTAGCGGCGAGAAGATGCGCAAGCCCGGGACACAGGGTGCGCCGACCGCGAAGGCGTTCCGAGAGTCTGTCAAGACGGCGATGAAGCGCAAGTGAAGCAGCCCGCGATGGAATGGCGACCGGCGCTCGGCTCGTGGTTGCTGCGCACGGAAACCCCGGTTCCGACTTGGGCAGTCAAGCGGTGCGCAGACTTTATGCTCAAGGTGCAGGCCGGTCGGCGGCTCGGCCTCGGAGCGGGTGACACGCGGGACGACCTCGATGCCAGCGTCAAGGCGCTGCATGCGGGCAAGGTTCAGCAATGGGCGGCTGGTCCTCAGATGGACGGGTCGGGTGAAATCGAAGTGTTCCGGGCTACCGAAGGCACCGGCAAGATTATCAGCATGGGAGCGTAAGCATGGCGGCGACCTGGCGGGCAACTGGCGGCGCGATCGCCTACGCATCGAGCAAAGACATGCTCGATGTGTTCAACGCAACCGGCACGGTGCGGGTGATCCGAGCGTATCGGATGTACTGGTTCAACAACGGCGTTGCTGCGGTGACGGGTGTTCTGACGACCGGTCAGGTGAGGCGAATCACGGCAGCGTCTGCTGGTACTGCGGTCACCCCGGTAAAACATGACAGCAACTCGGCAGCTCTCGACGCGAACACGACTTGCGGCACCAACCGGACCGTCACCGGCACAGACATCTTCCGTCGGTTTCTGTTTGTCAACGAGGAGCCGGTGGTCGGTGGTACGACCCAAGCCAACTGGTTGACGCTTGTGCCATTCTGCGAAATCTGGAACGCCGGATACGGTGATACCAACGTGGAGCCGGTGACCTGCCGGGCAGCGGAGGGTGTCCAACTGTTCCACAGCGGCACCTCGGCGGTTGGCACGGCCGACCTCGAGATTGAGTTCACCAACTCGGCGACTTGAAACATGGCCATCCTCCGGCATCTAACCTGCGGTCATGAGTGGGTCGTGTCGGGCGAACTGGCCGAGCGCGTCGAGCAGGACCTTAACGGTGGGACGGGTAACACCTCCCCGCCTGTCCGTTGTCCCGGCTGCAATGTGCTCGACCGCTACTCGCGTTTCGATGTAGTGGACGAGCCCAATGCCTGAGACGCTATATCTGAAGCTCGATGCCGTTGATGTCCGTCCTATGGAAGATGGTCTGCTTGCCATCTTCAACACCGAGACAGCGGATGAGAGGCGATACTTCGAGCTGGTGTCGCTGCGCGTGTCGCCATCTGCGCCAATCAGCAATGCCGTGGCGGGCGTGGGCATGGCTGGTGGTTTGTCCATTAAGGGCATTACCGCACTTTCCGGCGGCGACAGCATCACGCCGATCCGCATGGACACGGGGAGAGCTGCGTTACCGGCGCAAGTCCTCATTCGCAACGACCCTGTCAGCGTGACGGCGACCAATGTCTTTCGTCGCATCGCGGACGCGCCTGTCTATTCGCTGACCGCCAGCAACTCCCAGTTCTCGTCTGCGACCTACGGCGGTTCGATGGTCAGCCATCAGAAGTCGCACTTTGCTGACATCTGGCGCGGCGGTGAGAACGTGGATGTTGAACCAATCATCCTCAATGAAGGTCAGGGCGTCGGTTTGTTTCAAGACGCATACGGCAGTCAGCACTCAATGCAGACAGCGGTGGTGGTCACGAACACGGCGACCGGCGCAACCTACATCTGCCGTTCGGTTGACCTATCGACCGAACGCAGATTGGGCGAGGCGAACTTTGCCATCCTCAACGGCAGCGGATCAGGCGTGGTGCTTGCGGTAAAGCTTTGGGTGTTGCCGATGGACGGCGAGGCTGTACTGTTGCCTGCGCTCCGATTGTGCCGCATTGCAGGGTTGGCCTTGGGTGGAGACACGGTGACGCCGATTCTCCCCGACACCAGCAAAAGCGTTCCGTCTGCTCTGTCAGTCAAGTCCGGCCCTCTGCAGCCCGTCATCGCTGGCGAGTGGCAGGCCGACTATTACCAAACGCACGGGCTAGCCTATCAGGGAACCGGTGCTTTGCTGACCGCATGGAACACGGCACAGATTGACGCAGGTGTGCTCAGTCGCAGCACTCGCGCACAGGAGTTTCGTGCCATTGGCGAGGTTTCCGGTATGCGTACCGGCACGATGGACGATGACCTGCTGTTCAGCGCCGTACCAGGAAAAGGCATTCTCATCAAGCCGGGCGACGGTTTGGCCGTGGTCGCCGGGCGCAATTTCAATTTGGCAGGCACTCAGGCGGTTGGAAGCACTTCGACTTTCATCAACTTCGACATCGAGGCGACCATCCTGCACTACCCTCCGACCACCAGCGGAACCTATCCTTCGGTGGGCGATGTCGATCAGGGCGTACTCTTCGGGCCGAACGGGAACGATTACACCGGTACCTTGGAGCAGCCGATCGAGGCCGATGTGAAACTCGGTGTATCGTATGGCGCTGGTGGTGTGGAATACACCGGCACCTATACAGGCAGCGGTGGCAGCGGATACTCCAAGTCCCGCCTAGTGAACAAAGGTTAGGCCATGCTCAAGCAATCAACCGCTCGCAACCTGATGGTCTTCCTGACCGATTCGACCGACCATCTGACAGGATTGACGGGCGCGACCCTGACCGTCACGCTCTCGAAGGATGGCGCTGCGTTCGGCTCCATCACCCCGACCGTCACCGAGCGCGGGACAGGGTGGTACAACCTTGCCATGACCGCATCCCATACCGATACCCTCGGGGATCTGGTGCTGCACATTACGGCAGCGAGCGCCGACCCCATCGACCTGCGCGAGCAAGTGGTTGTTGGTCTGCCTGGTGAATCTGTCACAGTATCGAGCATCGGGACGGATGTCATCACCTCGACGGCGCTGGCCTCGAGCGCGGTCACCGAGATTGCAGCCGGGGTGCGCACGGAACTCACGACTGAGCTCGGGCGCATTGATGTCGCTACCTCGACCCGCCTCGCGACCTCGGGGTACACGGTGCCGCCGACTGCCTCGGCGAATGCGACCGCTGTGCGCTCCGAACTTGCAACCGAGCTGGGCCGGATTGATGTGGCGACCTCGACCAGGCTTGCGTCTTCCGGGTACACCGCTGCGCCGACTGCCTCGGACAACGCGACTGCGGTACTGCTGGCGGCAGAGGTTGCACCGATCCGTGCGGACATCCGCAAGGTGAACAACTACACGGTCAAGGGGGCTGGAACGGAATCTGACCCGTGGAACCCGGCTTGAGTTCGTGGGGTTCATCGTGGGGTCTGTCGTGGGGCAGCTCATTCGGGCCGACTGGAGTGGTGCCTGTACCGGTCACGCAGGTCGTGATGCTTGGGCAGGTTGGCGGCGGCGGCGGTGGGTGGACCAGTCTGCCACGGTACGGCGAGGCACCGCCCGTCATTCGCATGCGACCCTCGCTCCCAGGCGCGAAAGCGCGTAGACTGGGCGATGCAGAACAGCCGCTTGGAATGGAGTCTGCCGATTCCCTGTCACGCAGGGGCGGTCTCGGCGGTGGGATAGGCCGGGTGCAGAGAGTGGTCAGGCCGTCAGTCGGCGTGGCTGCGGCAGGACTGGGTGGACCGGCACCGGCACCGGCACCAGGTGGTCCCGGAGGTCGACCAAGAGAACCCGGAGATGTGCAGATCGTATGAAGACCTCGGCATGGCAGCGTAAGGCAGGGCAGAATCCGAAGGGCGGTCTGAACGAGGCCGGTCGCCGGTCAGCGAAAGCCGAAGGGATGAACCTCAAGGCACCGGTGAAGTCAGGCGACAACCCGCGCAGGGCATCCTTCCTCGCCCGGATGGGCAGTATGCCGGGGCCGATGGAGAAGGACGGCAAGCCGACTCGCCTCGCCCTCGCGCTCAAGGCGTGGGGTGCCAGCTCGAAGGAAGACGCTAAGTCGAAGGCGGCGGCAATCAGCAAGCGCAACAAGGGGAAGTGACATGCCATTGACGAAAGGCTACAGCCAGAAGTCCATCAGCCGGAACATCTCAACCGAGATGAAGGCCGGTCGCCCGCAGAAGCAGGCAATCGCCATCGCTCTCAGCACGGCCCGGACAGCGGCTCAGAAGGCAGGTAAGGGAGCGGCAGCCCGTAGGCTGATGCCGAAGAAGTGATGCCAGCCGGAAGGCCCACAGACTACGGCGATGAGGTGGTTGATCTCATCTGCTCAAGACTCGCCATAGGGGAGTCGCTTAATCGCATCTGCAAGGATGCCGACATGCCAGCCATGTCCACGGTGTTCGGATGGCTGTCTAAGCACCCGGAATTCTTGGAGAAATACACGCGCGCGCGGGAAGCTCAGGCTGAGTCTCACGCCGACCAGTTGGTTGAGATTGCCGACAACCCCGACATCGACGCGAACCACAAGCGCATCATGGTCGACGCTCGCAAGTGGGTGGCCTCGAAGCTCAAGCCCAAGCGTTACGGCGACAAGCTTGATCTCGACCACAGCGGGAATGTCGGTCTGACGGTCACGGTCAAGCGGCTGACGGATGCCTGACATCGAGCTCCCGGCGAACGGCTGGCTGCCTCGCCCGTACCAAATGGGCGCATGGGGTGCGCTGGAAGGTGGCTGCAAGCGGCTCGCGCTGGCATGGCCACGCCGACATGGAAAGGATGAGGTTGCTCTCCATTGGGCGGCAGTGTCGGCCATGATGCGGGTGGGTTCGTACTGGCACATGCTTCCCCAAGCGTCACAATCCCGCAAAGCAATTTTCGATGCCATAAATCCCCACACCGGCAGACGGCGCATAGACGACGCATTCCCCGCCGAGCTGCGCGAGACGACCCGTGAGCAGGACATGTTCATCCGGTTCAAGAACGGCTCAACTTGGCAGGTAGTCGGCTCGGACAACTACAACAGCCTGGTCGGTTCTCCCCCGGTGGGCGTGGTGTTTTCCGAATACGCCATGGCCGACCCGAATGCGTGGGCGTTCCTGCGTCCCATCCTCGCGGAGAACGGTGGCTGGGCCATCTTCATCTCGACACCTCGAGGCCGGAATCACTTTGCCCGGCTCGTCGAGTACGCCAAGCTCGACCCGGACTGGTTCGGTCAGGTACTGACGGTCGAGGACACCAAGGCGATTCCGCTCGACACTATCAGGCGCGAGCGCAAGGAACTCAAGAACGAGCGCGGTGAGAAGGAAGCCGAGGCCATCATCCGGCAGGAGTATTACTGCGACTTCGATGCAAGTATCCCGGGAGCGTACTACGGCGACGCCATCACCTCTGCCGATCAGGGTGGGCGCATCGGGCCGTACCCGCACATCATCGGCCAGCCGGTCGGGACGGCGTGGGACATCGGCATTGGTGACTCGACGGTGGTCTGGTTCTACCAGTTCGTAGGCCACAAGTTGCGCATCATCAACGTGCTGGAAGGCTCCGGCGTCGGCCTCGACTGGTATGCCAAGAAGCTGCTGGCGATGGATTACGTCTACGGCGACCATATCTGGCCACACGATGGGGCGGTGAAGGAGTGGGGTAGCGGTAAGTCAAGGCTCGAGACTGCAGCAGGGTATGGCCTCAAGCCTCGGGTGCTCGATGCTGATGCGGTGGACGATGGCATCCAAGCGGTGCGTCAGATGCTGCCGATTGTCGAGTGGAACGCCACGCCAGACCCGTTTCCGGGCGAGACGATGGACGATGCCAAGGCTCGGATGACACGGGCGATTGACGCCATCCGGCAGTACCGGCGCGAGTACGACGAGAAGGGGCAGCGGTTCAAGGACAGGCCGCTGCATGACTGGACGAGTCACTATGCCGATGCCCTGCGGTACCTTGCAAAGGGTCGGCGTCCGTTCCGTGGGACTGCCAGAGCGCCCCGAGCTGGGGCGGCTGTAGCAGATTACAGCGTGTTGGGATAGACTCACGGCGTATTCCTTCGGAGGTGTCCCGATGTCCGGTCTCTTCAAGCCCAAGATGCCCAAGATTGAGGCTCCGCCTCCCCCGCCTGAGACCGACATGGCCAAGCAGCGCGAGATCGAATCGACCCGCATGCGTCGTCGGCGCGGTCGGGCTGCTTCGATGATGTCCACACCTGACACCCGCCAAGCCGGTGGGGTGGCGACGACCAAGCTTCTGGGCGGCTGATGGCTACCAAGAAGATCACCCAGTTCAACTCGCTGGCGCAGATTGATGTCGATTCTGCGGTCGATGTGCTGCCTATTGTCGATGTCGGTGGGTCTGAGACCAAGAAGATTACGGCCAAGGCACTTGTCGGCGCTTCGGTTGCTGACCTTGTGGCGGTATGGAACAACGTCGCGACGACCTTCTCGGGAATCAAGCTCGATGTCACGGACACCGCCTCGGCTGCGGGTTCGTTCCT